TCACACAGGAGCGTGCGATGCCAGTTGTCGGTGGCCCCGATAGGGTTACGCACCGTCAGGTTGTAGCGCTCAAGGATGGGATCGTTGGGGTTGTCAACCACCTTCACCACATCCCCGTGCCGGATGTCCACAAGAGGGGCAGGCCACTCAGACTTAGGCACAAGCATGTTCTTGGCGAGGTTCATCTGCACCCGGACAGCGTGCTCAGCGGTCTGCTCCATCGCCCACTCACGGTTACGGGCGCGCCAGTCCTTGTTGGGTGTCACGGAGGCCATTCCACGCCAGATGGCAGTGGGTGAGGGGTATACCCACTCTCCGTCAATCCATTCGGGCTGGGCGTCTTCCGGCGAGGGCCGGATGACCTCGATGAGGCCCGTCATTGCGCCTTCGATAACGGGGGTCATATGACGAAAGTAGCGCGGATCGATCATCCCGCGTCCGCTTAGCAGTCCCATTAGCGGAGCCCCCACAGAGGCGGCTGAGGAACGTACGGATAGATGTTGAACGCCTCATAGAGTTCCATCTCTTCGTCTTCTTCGTCAGCCTGCTTTCGAAGCCAATCAGCCCGCTTACCTAGCGAGTCAGCGAGCTTAGAGCCGTCAGTCTGCCGGTCGTCGGAGCGAAGGACTTTGAGGATTAGACCCTCTGTGGTCGCCAGTGTGTTGACCGCAAACGCGGCAGCCCTGAAGATGTTGTCTCGCGCCAGTGCGAGGTAAGACTGAATAACATCATCATTGAAGATGTACTCCGCCTCAGCGCTGAGGTCGGCAGGGTCTTCTAGCAGTTCTACGTCAGGGATAAGTGACCTCACCTGCCCCACAGGGGTGCTGTAGTCAGGTGGGAAAACGTCAGTGGCAGCCATGCTCCAAGTTTAGCAGAGTGAAAAGACGTAGCCCCGGCCATTTACGCCTAAGCGTAGGGATGGTTCCGGGGCCTTCGTGGAGAAGGTGGGAATCGAACCCACTTCCTACTGGTGCCGCGTGCGGCCTTCCAATAGTCGATACCTGATCTTCCCCTTCAAGGCCGCTGGGGGTTTCCCTCACCGTAGTGGGTACACCGTGCTTCCAACGGCTCTCGCTGGCCCGGTAGGACTCGAACCTACGACACTCCCGTTAACAGCGGGGTACTCTGCCTGCTGAGTTACGGACCACAGGCCCCTCCCATTTGAGCATCGTGGAGAGGCTTGGAAGGGGGTCTATTAGAACCATGCTACCACGTAAGAAAGGACCCCCGCATGGCGCATCGTTGAGAGGCGGCGGGGGGACTGGTGCTATCTACTATAGCACCTAACTACGAAGCTTGAACCTACGAAACTACAGATAGGGGCGGGCGGGAATCGAACCCACGCACTTGCTTTCATCGTTTGACGGTGCACCGCACGCTCTACCACTGAGCTACCGCCCCTATCAGCACACAACCCTAGCAGTGTGACAAGAGAAGTGTCAACATGACGAAGCCCCCGCCACCAACCTGATGCTGATGACGGGGGCCTCGCGCCTATGCTGTCGCCAGCACTAGGTCACGTAGACGGTACTAGCGTACCACACGTTGTTCGTAAGCCCGCAAATAGTCTACTGCCCGCATGACAGCCTCGCTATTATCGCCTAAAGTACCAATGGCTGTGTTACACCGGTCGCAGAGTATCCCTCGAACACACCTACCACAAGATTTCGTCCCAGGACAGCATGAATGATCGTGGTCCACTGCCCACTTGTGGTCTGGATCAATGCCACAAACAGCGCAAATGCCTCCCTGCTCCTTAAGCATGGCATCCATCTTCTCCGCAGAGATGCCGTATGTGCGTGCCCGGTACTCCCGGCTAGAACACTTCTTGCACCTAGCCTTCAGGCCGTCCATATGCTTGGCAGAACCTTTGTGGAAGTTAGACACTTCCTGCCACACACGACACCCAAAACAGTATTTACGTCCCTGCCCATCTCTGTCCGCTGCCCTAATAGGGCGCTGGGGGTTGGAGTAGCGTTCAGACCAATGCTTACCACACATCGTCGTACCCCTGTACTTTATTCTGTCGCACCCAGGTACTCGGCATAGGGCGGTGTTTCCGTCTTCTCTAGGTGGGTAAAGTGGTGCGGGCATTATGATAGTCCTTTCTGTCGTTTGTCACATCTTAATTAAAGGGTACAGTAAGGCCCCCTGCCAGTGCAAACAGGGGGCCTTACTTAGTGGCTACTGCTTAGGCTTCACCAGAGCCGCTGGACGCGATAGTCCCGTCCGCATTTGCAAATCCGGAGCCGACCACATGGCGGATACGAACCTCGGCGTCATCCGAATCAAAGGAGCCCTCGGTGTAGGGAACGTCCCCACCACCGATGTAGCGGCCCGTGTTGCCCGACACCCGCATCTCCGGGGTACGGCGACCACGGAGGAAGGTCTCGATGATGGTCCGGCGACCGTTACCGGTGCGGCCACCCTCGGGCAGGAGGAACCACGTCGAGTCAGCCGTAGCGTCGTCACCGTTCAGCTCAGCAAGGAACTCGGACTCCACAACCCGAATCTGCGCAGGCAGCGGGTTGGAAATCTCGAACTCCCGGCCACCGACCGTCTGACGGACCACAGCGGCGTTGACCAGCACGTTGGCGTACTGAGTCAGGGCCGGGGGCACCAGCAGGACGAAGCGGTTGACGCGAACCGCGCGACCGTTGTGACGCTGCTCCTTGACCTGCGCGATGGCCGCGAACAGCGCATCGAGGGTCAGCGGGGAGTTGGCCGGAACGTTGGTCTCGGTGCCGGTCACATCGCCCAGGGTGGCGACGGAGCGGGCCTGAAGAACGTTGCCGTTCCCAGCGTTGAAGTTCGCGGAGTTGATGCCCTCGGGGCCGACAAGCTGAAGGTGCGCAAGCGCCTCCTCAGTGTCCACAGCGAGCTGGATCATCTCAGCCGGGAGGGATGCAATCTGGTCCCACTCGTCGTTGATGAACGCCTCGAAGGAGAAGTGAATCCGCGCACCGTTCTTGTGCGTGGTGAACCACTTCTCGCTCTCCCGGTACTCGAAGGTCGGGTACGGGGTCAGCTCGGGAATGCGGGGAAGGCCCACAGAGCGCGTCTGCCCACCGTTCTCCCGGTGCAGCATCGAGGAGTCAGGCAGAAGCTCGTACAGCCCGCCCGGACGGAAGTCGTTAAGCTCGAAGTCCGTGGTGAACGTGCGGTACACCGGCTCAGCCTGCGGGTACTGCTCCTCAAGCTCAGCGTTGACAACCTGCCGCATGAAGTACGGAATGTCGTCAGTGGTGATGGCCTCCTTCAGGAGAGCCTGCGACTTGTACTTACCGGCAAGGGCCTCAGCGAGCACCTCGCGGAAGTGGTCGGTGTTCTTGATCAGTCGAGTCATTGTCATTTTCTCCTATCAGCCCGCGTCCGCAGCAGCCGGAGCGCCGTCGATAACCACAGTGGCATCGCCTTCGCCTGAGCCCTTGGTGGTCAGCGAGTAACCGAAACGAACGTTGGTCCCGGCGGTCGCGGTCAGCGAGCCTGCGCCGGTGATGTACACCGGCTGAAGCGGCTCAAGCGCTCCGGTGACCGGAAGGCGGTAAGCACCCTTCAGCCCCACAGAGGCGTAGCCGTTGACGTTGCCGCCCGCGTACTTGGTGTCTGCCGTAACCTCGGCACCCTCGGCGGGGCCTCGGTCAGTCTCCGCAACACCAACGAGTCCGATGTCTGCGTTCAGGACGACCGGGTCACCGCTCTGAGTGCCCTCGGGCACAGGAACGGAGAGGGTGTCCACATACTTGAAAACCTGGTTCTTTGCCATTATCAGGCACCCACCTTCTTGAACGGAACCTTCACCGGCTCCTTGCGCTCTTCAACAACGTGGTAGCCGTTACCAACCGACTGCCGAACGCTGTCCTCGTACTCCTTCTGAGCATTGATAGCCTCTTCCAGCGAAACGCTCTCGCTGACTCGGGCAATCGCCATAGCCTGGCCTGCCTCAGAGAGTTCCGACGCGGCAAGTGCCTTGGCTGCCTCAAGGGCGTCCACGGGGGCTGCGTCCTCCTCCACGACCGGCTCAGGAGCCTTCAGACTCTCAGCCACCGTGGAGAACTGCTCACTGAGGCTGCTAATCGACTCGACAAGTGCGTCGAGCTTAGCCTCCTGCTCCGGGGTCATACTTTTCTCCTTCTGTGTGGTAACAGATGCGCTCTCTCCGATGGAGACGTACTCAGTGGTCGCAATGACCTTCGTACGCTCTCCAATAAGAGCAGAGGGTAGACCGTTTGTGGTCTCATACTGCTGCTCGTACGTTCCGCTGTCAGCGGTGTACCAAACAGTCTGCTTGTCGGGATCGAAGTCCCGCACCCAGCCCCACTCCATGCCCGTCTCAGAAGCGACAAGATCAGTGAGTGAGGAGTGAATGTCCGAGGACTTTGCCTCCTCGACATTCTTGGCTCGGGCCGACTCAAGCAGTTCAACGAACTGTCCGCCTGCGCCTGCCTTGGTCACAACGTCCACGCTCTCTACCCCCGAGAAGGAGGTAAGGACTGGGCCGTCATCTGACTCAGTGACAGTGCCATATGCGCGAATGGAGAGGCCGACCATATCGGACAAAGCCTCAATGGCCGGGGCTGCCCAAGGCAGGAACTCGGCCTCCGCGTAAAGAGCACCATCCTTGTACTCCGCCTCAGAAACAAGGCGTCCGACAAGATCGCGGACAGACCGCTCAGGGCGGTCAGACTCCTCGCTCTTACCGGGGTGGTCAAGGTACATCTGAGTACCCGCCTCGAAAACACTGGCGTAGTCCCGAAGCACGTTTTCAGGGTAGATAGCGGAGGAGCCCTTTCCCGCCTCTATCACCTTCACACGCCAACGCTTGCCGGACCTGCTTTCGGATGGGCTGTCAACAAGAGCGCCATTAAGGCTTTCCCTTAGTTTGACCACAAGATTCCCCTAACTCCTAGTACAATTGAAAGAATAGCACGCTTTAATGCTCAAACACAAAGTCTAAGCGTCCGTAGGACCGCCTGGATTGTCTCTTGAGTCGTTTGTGCCGTCGCTCAATGGCCCTACGGGACTTTGTTCTCCCGGCCCATCCGTTACTTCAGGCTGCTTATTGTAGTCTTCGGGAATGTCATCAACCGCCTTGTCGGTGACAACCGCAAGCGCATTAAGCACCTCACCACGCACCTCTTCCGGGTGGAGAACACCCATATCCTTGGCTAGGCCAATCGACTGAAGACGGCGGTGTGTCTGATCGCCGTGAAGATCATGCCACGTAATCTCACCCTCAACGCCGAAATACTCAAGCACCCGTTGACGCGACTTCAGGTGCGTCTTACGGCGCAAGTTCATGGTGTCAATGGTGGGCTGCTCAAGAGCATTCTCAGCACCCTGCCGCCCACCTGCCGACCCGTCCGTCAGAATCACAGAGAGGGGGATATCCAGTGCGGCGGCAACCATGCCCGCAAGCGGGGACGAAGCACTGAAGTCCACAGAGGAGCCGGACTTGTTGATGGCCTGCAAGTCCTGTCCCGCACCAAGGGAGACCGTAGAGCCTGCCTCACTACGGGCAACAGGCTGTGCGAGCTTGGCCGCAGCGGCACGGTTGCCCTTTGCGGACTGATTGCTCAACTTGAATGCAAACCGGGCAAGGGCCTTCTTCAGCGTGTAGTCCGCCTCAAGGGCCTCCTTGTAGGCCCGTGCCCAATACACCGCGCCCAGCAGGTCTGGCACACCGTACCGCCACCCGGTGGAGCTGTTGACCGTGCTGTGCTCAATAGCCTTGCTGTGGTCAATCGGGGTCTCGCCAATCTTGTTGGCCTTGAGCCGCTTGCTCACAGGGAGGTCTACGGCGGGGTAGTACGTACTGACTGTATCCTTGCGCGTCTCACCGTCAGAGGTCTGCGTGGTGCGGCGAACATAGGTGCGCTTGTAGTACCAAATCTCGCTGTCGTAGTCCGGGTTGGTGATGATCCCAGTGATTTCATGGAACGGGATACGGCGAACCTGTTTCGTCGCGGAGTCCAGCAGCAGGAAATACTGCCCGTCCGTGCAATAGGCGGCTTCTAGTTCCTCCTGTGCCTCATCCCCGAAGAACTGCTCCTTGTTTACCGGGTCTTCAAGGATTTCATTGGCCGCGTCAGGATAGTTGATCTTGTCGCGCCAAATGTTGGCGTTACGGACCACGATGCCGCGCTTGACAAGCGGGTTCATCGCCCGCAGAGCGCGTGCGTCAGCGGCGTGCTCCCGAAGAACATCGAGGTCAATCTCATCCGTGTCGAGCACGCCCCCGCTGATAAGCCGCCAGCCCTTGTCCTCAGCACGCAGAGCCGCAAGACCGGTACCGTTAACGGCCTCTTCCAGCCGTTCGTGCTCGGTGGTCAGACGGTCAACCTCGGAGAGCACGGAGCCAAAAGCATCCTTTAGTTCCCGCACTCCGCTATTACGGGTGAACAACGCCATTACCTAGCCCCTGTCTCAAAAGAAGTCATCCCCACTCAGTTTAGCAGCCCTACCACGGAACAAATGACCAGGCTTCTCGTCCATCGATTGTGAGCAGTTCATCTTCATCAAAGATGTCTTCCTCACCCACGATCTGTTCACCCTCAATACCGTCCCCGTGGACATCGGCGCAGGTGTAGAGAAGCCCGTCAAGGTAGTCAGGAGACTTCACGCCCCGCTTGCGCATGTCTTCCTTGGACTCGATCAGCATTGCCGAGCCTCGGATGGTGTACCGGATCACTCCGAACTCATCAAGGAGTTTGTCATGATTCGGAATGGTCAAGTCACCTGCATGGATTTGTTCGCGGAGCTTGTCGTACCAGTACGCGCGAGCGTTGTACCACTTGGTGGCGTCCGGGCTAGCCGCAGAACCAATCATCTCGTACACCGCTGCCTCGGGTAGCAGCCGTGCTAGTGCGTCAACGACACCTGCACCCACGCCGATGGCGTCAACCCGCAGTTCGCGGCAGCCAAGCCTCTTGGCATGGCCTGCAACCCGCTCAGCGGTCTCCTGGGTGTCCAGTCCTGTCCAAGAGTCAAGGAACTCCACATACTTGCCCCACCGCACGAACACCGTGGAGGAGTCGCCTCCGTAGCGGGCAACGTCAACGCCCATCACAGGGGCAGCGGTCTCGGACTTCTTGTGTTCCTGGTTCTTGGCCGCAGCATCGACCAGCGACTGATTGAACAGGCCGTCATCAGAGGTAGTGGGGAACTCCGCGAGGATGTTCGACTTCCAGCGGTTCGAGTCCTCGCCCCACTCCTTGCGCCGTAGTTCCACCCACTCAGGATCAGGCATTCCCGCCAGCAGGTCTTCCGGCACCTCTTCCCCAGTGAATGCGGGGGAGTCGAATGCCGAAATGGTCATCAGGTACCAGTCTTCAGGCTTTTCCTTGAACAGCCTGTGAAACTCTGTGCCGGGCGAGGTCGGGTTCCCAATAAGCAAGATACGGTCGTGCTTAGCGGTAGTAATGCGCTGCAAGCCTCGGAAAATGCCGGGCGTCAGGCCGTTTGCCTCATCTCCAATGGCTAGAATGCCGCCCTTACGGTGCAGGCCCTGAAGGGTGTTGATTTCCTGGTCCTCAGCACTGCCGTCAGCAGGCTTTACACCGGAGGCAACCATACGCTCAGTAGTGCCAAATGGGTACATCCAGCGTGCGTCCTGTGTAATGCGTCCCGGCAGTCCCGCGCGGACGTGCAGCTTCTGGATTTCAGACCACAGGAGGGCACGAACCTGGAAGTTGGTCGGGGCCGTCGTAAACACCAACGAGTCAGGTCCTCGTGTTGCCACCCACCACGCCGCAGCGACGGCGGCGCTCATCGTGTTATGGGTGGGGATGAAGTTCTCTCCCGCTAGGTAGAGGCTGCGCTCATTGTCAACGGAGATGCAGCGAGAAGGCACCTCTTCAACCTCCCTCGCTGCCACAATAGTCCTGCATGTGGTCCGAGACACGCTTGTTCTAGTTGCAGCAGTGAACTTCTCGTGCTTAGCCCCACCGGGCGTGAACGGGTTGCTGTTGGCGGTGAAGGCCATACGGTACCGCACACCAACATCACGCCCGCTGACTGTGGCACGGTTTTCCCGCAGGTTCACCTTGTACCCAAGGCTGCGGATCAGCTCGGCAAGGCTCTCAGCTAGGGGCCTGTTCATCAAATCGATGCCAACAGTGCTGTCCCTGATAACGAAGCCATCAGTATCTAAGATGCCTCGCAGCACCTCTCTCCGTTGCCATTCAGAGGCACGTAGGTACTCCATAGGAATGTGCTTGTTGCGGTACACATTCATCTTCTTAAGCAGCCGCACATAGTCACCCCTCTTGTGTGCGGCTGCGAAGGTGTACCCATAAGGATCAGACACCATCTTCGTCAGGGTGTATCCCTTAGCGTTAAACTCTTCTATGATGTGCCCGCCATCGTTACCGATGTACATCTGTGGAGCCCTGCTAGCCCCATCGCCCAGCCACGCCCCGAAGATATAGGGGTCCAGAGGCAGGTCAGCATCGGGCAACTGTAGTGGGGCCGCTATCGGAATAGCGTGCACTGGCTGGTTATTAGAGTTTCGCAGAGTATCTACGATCTGCTGAGTGGTTTTAGTGCTGGACTCATCCCAATGGTCCCGCCAGTCAGCACTAGCACCCTTTCGGTACCTCTTAGCCCTCTGCCTATCAGTGTGGGTAAGCGTATTCCACTGGTGGTCTGCGCAAGCCACTATCGTTGTACCGTCATTGAAGGTAAGCTCGTACATCTTGCCAACCTGAGTGGGCGAGACGTACGTGACAGTAGTAGGCTTCCCGTCCTCACCAAACACCTGATCACCTACCTTGAGAGAGCCCATCGAGGACCATCCTTTAGGTGTAGGGATCGGAGTGTCGAGGGGCAACATCTTCCCAACACTGAAGGTCGTCTTAACTGCGACGTTCTTATGCGTGACCAACGCACGCATAATTTCCTGCTGCTTGGACCACAAAGTTACGTCAACCTCATCCATTGCCCATGAAACAGGGTCATTGAGGTGCAGCGAATGGTTAGCCTTCTTCTGAAGGTTTTTGGCTACCGCCTGAAAGTTGACCATCAGACCTTTACCTTGTCCTGCTCAATCTCCTTCAGCGGCTCCGCAGAGGCTTCAGCGACCCACCGATCCCACTCAGTTTCGAGCTGTTCCCGCGCCTTTTTGGCGGTGACAGTGCGCAAAACCTGCGCCTTTAGCGTGTCGGAGACCGCCTGGACATAGTTTGTGACTAGCACCACTTGTCTTTGGTCAATAACCTGCACAATCTGCTGGGCCTTCTCCTTGTGGAGGCCGAGTAGAGCAGAAATCTCCTTGATGACGCTCAAAGTGAGCTTCATGTGGTCAACAGAGCCCACCTCAACAAGTTCATAGCACTTGTCAATCAAGCGCTCAAGACGCCGAAGCTGCAAAAGGCGGTATTCGTACTCATTGACCTCATTTTCAGACTCCATGAACGCCATGTAGTCCGCATACGCCTTCTCAGGCGTGATTTCATAG